TGCTAAGAACGAGAAGAAGGCAGCTAAGGAAGCTGCAAAGCTAGCTGCTAAGAACGAGAAGAAGGCAGCTAATACTGCTGGAAATATTATGAGCGTTATTAATCTTGATACAGCTAAGGCTGCACAAGAAACTCTTGTAGATGAGGCAAAGAAGCAAATAACAGAAGAACTACAAACTGAAGCCTATGTAACTGCTGATGATTTAGTTGCACAAGCAAATATTGAAATTGAACCAAAGAAAGTAACAAATAAAAAGAGAGGAAGACCTAGAAAATCTGATATCGAAATTAATGTCAATATTGTTTAAATAAAAAAAATAAAAATATAAAAAATACAAAATGAAAAATTAGAAAAATAAAAAATAACTGTTTTAAAATGGTTATTTTTTTATATATTAAAAAAAAAATAACATAAAGTATTTTTTTACTTTAAAACATATGTCTGCTTACACAAATAAACTACACACACAAAATGATTTGCTTATGACTAATTTAATGGAATTTTATAAAGAAACAAGACATCTACAAAAGATTATTTCTATTATTAATGGAGAATCTAAAATTTCTTTACGAATTGTAGATTGGTTTGTTACAAATTATGCAAAAAAGAATTATACAGTATACAATATTGATGAAGATCACACTCGTTTTAAAGTATATAATGATTATAAATTGAAGTTAAAAGCTTATTCCAAGAAACGATTTGACCCATTTTGTAGATGGGAACGAATTACAATTCCTTATGATAGTACAAAACAAATGGAAACAACAATAGGTCAATTAAATTTTTTTAAATGGGCAATTGAACATAAAATACTAGATTATATTGAAAAATACTATAGCTTGATTGAAGCAGATATGAATACTAGAAATAGTACTTCAAAGAAACGTGGGGAATTAGATAATACAAAGACACGAAAAAAGAGAGAAGAACTCTCAGTTTCCGCTTGTAAATGTATCAAGAAAGAGGATGTTAAAATTGTAGTAAAGTTTAATTAGTTATTTTCATATGGAAATGGAAATGGAAAAATAGGTTCATCATTTTGTTCTTTATTTAGATAGATAAAATCTCTACATATAGGACATTTACCATTTAGTTCTTGACATCTATCACCACAACTTTTACATAAGAAGTGTGAACAACCTGCAACAAATAATAATTCAGGTTCGATTTCTTCATAGCATACTGGACATACTTCTTTTTTGTCTGAATTTGTATACATTTCAGTAATTTTATTTGTTAGTCTAGATTGATCATTAACTATTTTTTCTTTCAACTTTTTACATTCTTTCGAATAACTGTAGCATGCATTCTGCATATTTTTTTGAAGTTTTCTTATTTTACGATTAAGTGTATACTCCATTTGATGATATTGGTGTTTTATATGATTGTTTTCAGATTCTAGTTTTGTGTTTTTAAGAACAGCAATACGTAATTGCTCTTCATTAGAGAAGTTATAGGGAAATGGTAAATTACATTTATTAGCATATTGCACTTCTAAAAACATCTTTATGTTAGTTTCTTCAATATTTTTAACTATCATATGAGTACCATATTCAATTTGAGAAGTTTCATATTCTTCTTCATATAATACAATATCTCTATGTGTTCTAAATTTCTTAATACATACAAATGATGTTTCACTAACATATGGTGCAAAATAATTCTTAATTTCTCGATACAATTCTTGCCTGGTAGGCAATTCTAGGCTGGTCAACTCAAAAGAGTCTTTAAATATTTTTATGGAAAACAGGTGAAGATTACCAATATTGGAATCCGTTTCTTGTTTCAAATTGTAAGAATAACTTTCTTGATTTTCATTTACCTTGAAAGTGGCGAAAAAGTTAGAAATAGATTTTTTAAAAAGTTCGTTACGTGACATTTTTGGGTTGTTGTTTGTTAATATTAAAAAAATAGTAATATTAACATCAATTTTTTAACGAAACATACATATAAATTCGTCTAGTTTTTGATACCACTCATTTGCTATGTCATTAGGATTACCTCGTTCAAACTTAGCATTTGCATCTGTTTTTAAGTGCATTAAATATGATTTTTCTGATGAAGAGAAATAAATATTTCTATCAGGTTCATTACGACTAATAAACTTAAAACTATCTTCTAGCCATTTATCGTGATATGATTTACACGATTCTAAATAAGATAATTCAATATTTGATTCCCCATTTCTATTTCTCTTTTCTATTCTTTCTATACATGTAGTTGGTTTTGCATCAATATAAATAATGCCGTTTAATGGATAATCTTTCATATAATTGTTTGCCATAGATTTATAGATATCAAACCCCATAGATTCTATAGTACCATCGTCATGTAACATCGATGCAAAAACATGTTTATCTGCTAGTATAGATCGTTCACAAATAATAGTTTTACAATTGGGATTTTCTTCAATTGTATCTTTCAAAATTTGCATACGAGTTGCAAATGCCATTATTTGAAACATAAAACCATATTTCTTAGGATCTTTATAAAAATTTTCAATAATTGTTTTGTTTTCTTTGTCTTTTATTGTTTCCCAAATATGTACAGGTTCCTTCAAAAATATAACGTCTTCGTTGTTGTTATGTTCTTTTAAATAATTCAAAATGGTTGACTTACCAGAACCAATATTTCCTTCAATAGACAAAATGTATGGCATACTATAATATAACTAACACATAATATTTATATCGGTTAAATCAATTTTTTTTATTTCCAAGATCCCATGTACATATGCTTTGCATATTTTCCAAAATGTTGTCTTTTCGCATGTAGAATGGTAATATTATTTTTATTTTTTGAATCTATATATTTTTGTGTAATATAGTCAGGACCTGTTGTTTGATAAATATAATCGTCGCTATTTGCATTTATATTTTTAACGTATACATTTACATTTTTGTGAATACCTTCTATAATTTCTAATAAAAATGGATGTTGACTCACACTTCCAAATGCATATTGCCCTAATAGAAAATCTTGATTTTGATTTTTAAAACTAATATATCGTGTTTGTTTTTGTTTTATTTTATCAATATAATCATCAACAGGAAATACACATTCGTATTGCAATAATTCATCAAAAGATTGTTTACAAAACATATCCAAGTCTAAATAAAATCCACCATAATGATAAATTGCAATATAACGGAAAAAATCTATTTTTTGAATTTTAATAGGTAATTTTTTATATGTTTCATAATATTTTGGATAATAATTTTGAATAAATGTTTCTATTTCTTCATCGTTAAAAAATATAAAGTTATAATCTGGATGTTTTTCTTTTATAGATTTCATATAATTAATACATTTTTCGGGTATTTCATTTGTTTTCCAAGTTTGTATAATATTTTTTGGTATTTTTTGTTTAATTAGATTAGTTTCAAAATATAAGTAATAAATTGTATAACAAATCAAAATTGCAACCCCTAAATAAACAATATATTTCATATATATTTTGTTTATAATTTAACATTAGTTATTTACCATATTAATAACTTATTAAATGATTACCGTATATTTTAGTTGGTTTAAATTTTAAAATATCTATTTCTTTACCATTTGTTGGAAAATTATTAGTTCCGTATATATCTTGTAATAGTAACCATTCAAACAGTCCTCCTTTATAAATAGCAACATCTTTGAAACCACATTCTATTAATTTATCATATTTGCTTTCAGTAGAAGAATCAACACAATTTTTTCCATATATTATGATTGAAATTAGGTTGCTCGTTTTTTTTTCTATTATTGTATTAATATATTTTTCTTCTTCTGACGATGATATTGTATTATATATAAGAATATTTTGTTCATTATGAGATAATGTATTAATTAATAGAAATTTATCTTTATTTTTGATTGCATATAATACATCTTCGAATCCTATATTTTGGTAATTTTTTTTAAATATATTTGAAAACATACATACTATATAAAAGATTCATTTAAGTAAATTAAAACATAAAAAATTGAAATAATAATTAATTATTGTAATTACTATAAATATCATAAATAACATGGATTTTACACAAACAAAATTGACAAAACATGAGTGGGATACCATCGAAAAGCCTATTTCGAATGATGAAAAAAGTATTTTAAATATGATTATTCAGGGATTTGATAATCCAAATATTTCAATAAATAATAATTTATCGCTATTTCAATTTATAAAAACTGAAAAGACACGAGAAATTGAATATACTTTGTTTACTAATTATTTTGATGAACTAATTAAAAAGGTATTACAAAAATATGGAACAAAAGTGAATTTTCCTAATTTTTCAGTACAACATCCTAATAATGGAAAAGAATTGAAGCCATTAAAAAGTAGTGATACGATTCGATTACAACATTTACAAAATACGATTGAAAAAAATAAAGAAAAAATATTTGAGTTTTTACTAACAGAACTATCATGCAATTTGGTTAAGTATTTTGCAAAAAATAGCATTAAGTATGTTTATTATTACTATACTTTGGTACAATTATTAAAAATTCAAATTAGAGATGTAAATACGTATGTACAACAGTTTTGTGAATTTACAATAGATTATATAAGTCAACATGTAAATATAAAGGATGTTGTTAAGAAAGCGTATGATTTGATTGAATGTAATCAATATTTGTTAAAGTATGAAAATAAACAGTTATTTTCACATCAAAAACAGCTATTTCAGTTATTTAAGCCTACGGAAGATTTTCAACCCAAGCTAGTATTATATACGGCACCAACAGGAACAGGAAAAACGATGACTCCAATTGGCCTGTGTGAAAAATATAAGGTAATATTTGTATGTGTTGCTCGCCATATTGGTTTGGCGTTGGCAAAATCAGCAATTTCTACAGGAAAAAAGGTTGCTTTTGGGTTTGGTTGTTCTACTGCGTCAGATATTCGTTTACATTATTTTGCAGCAAAAGATTATGAAAAAGATTGGTTTTCGGGAGGAATAAGACGTGTAAATAATAGTGTAGGTGATAATGTAGAAATAATGATTTGTGATGTGCAATCTTATATTACTTGCATGCATTATATGCTTGCTTTTAATAAAAGTGAAAGTATTATTACTTTTTGGGATGAACCAACGATTACATTAGATTATGAAACACATCCGTTACATGAAGTAATACATAAAAATTGGAAGGAAAATCTTATACCAAATGTAGTATTATCTTGTGCCACTCTTCCTACGCAACAAGAATTGCAAGGAGTATTATCTGATTTTCAAGATAAATTTATAGATTATTCTAATATTCCAGAAATGTATACTATTTCTAGCTTTGATTGCAAAAAATCTATTTCTTTACTAAACAAGGAAGGATATAATGTTTTACCGCATAATTTGTTTACAGATATTTCTGATTTAAAAGAGTGTGCAAATTATTGTGAATCAAACAAGTCTTTATTGAGATATATGGATCTGCAAGAAATTATTGATTTTATTGGTTTTGTTAATGAACAAAATTTGATTGATCAATCTTATAATATGGATAATTATTTTGAAAATGATATTTCAAATATAAATATGAATAATTTGAAGCAATATTATTTGTTGCTATTGAAAAAGATTAATAATGAACATTTTGATAAGATCTACAAATATACGAAAACAGTACATAAAAAGAAATATGATATAGATAAACTTAGACTCAAAAAAAGTCAAAGTGTTGAAGAACCAAGATCAAAATATACTGGAGCACCTTTACAAAGAGTATCAAGTGTTTTTCAGGGTGTTCCTAAAAACAAAAAGCATAATTCAACTGGTATTTCATTAACCACATCCGATGCTTATACATTAACAGATGGTCCAACTTTGTTTTTAACGGAAGATATTGAAAAGATTGGAAATTTCTACATTCAGCATACAGATATTCCATCTGAAGTGTTTAAAAATATTCTAGCAAAAATAAGTAAAAATAGTGAGTTAGCTGTTGAGATTGAAAAATTAGAAAGAGAAATTGAGGCAGAAGAAAAAAGCAAGGAGCAATCAGAAGATGATGGAAAAGGAAAAGGAAAAGACAAGGAAAATGTATCTAAATTGTCAAAAGAATCGCATGAAAGGCAAAATAGAATTAATGTGTTAAGAAAAAAGATATTCTCCATTTCATTAGATTCTTGTTATTTGCCAAATAGTGTGACTCATCAAAAGCTATGGACACCAGATAACGATGTTCACGAAAATGCATTTATATCAAATATTGGAGAAGAAATGACAAAAAAAATTATGGCCCTTCCTGTGCAAAATTATTGTAAAGTATTATTATTATTAGGAATAGGTATGTTTTCAAACCATGAAAATAAAGATTATGTAGAAATTATGAAATTATTAGCAGAAGAGCAGCGTTTGTTTATTATTATAGCTTCTTCTGACTATATCTATGGCACAAATTATCAGTTTTGTCATGGATTCTTAAGTAAAGATCTAGATAAAATGACACAACAAAAAATTGTTCAAGCGATTGGTAGAATAGGCAGAAATAATATTCAACAAGAATATACTGTAAGGTTTCGAGATGATACTATGATTAAAAAAATATTTCAAAAACAAGAAGTGAATACAGAAGCACACAATTTGCGTACTTTGTTTACTAGTGATTAAGTATAAAAATAAAAAATAACACTTTTTTATTTTTAAAGAGCGTTTTTATAATCAGTTACATAAGGATTTGATTTTAACATTTCTGTAACGTCTCCATTATTACGATCCATATTTATATTGGAGTATAATGCATTTTCGCTGCCCGCTAATCTTCCCATATGATCAGCATCAGGTGCTTGTGAAGGCATTTTTCCTACAATAGCACGATCATTCTTAAAGGTTACGTGTCTATCTTTATTACGAATATTCAAGTCATTATTTACTAACTTAATATTTCCTGGTACCAATCTTCCATCAATAGTGCTAGATTTAACATCATTATTACGTTGATTGTATTCAGCTAAATATGAACTGGTTTGTCTTGTTCTTGCACCAGCACTAGCATTACCGGTATGAGAATAGTTATCTGTGGTTTTTCTATTTGTATCAGCAACTTGATTTCTAGTAACCATATAAGCTCCACCTGATTGATTTTTGTTTACATTCAAATGGAATTTAGAATTCTCTGTTGTTTCACGATGTGTTGTTCCAAGTTTATCAGCAGGGTTGAAAATATAAGATTGAGGTACATTTGTTCCTGCATTTTGATAAGGACGTAATGTACCTACAACATTTTCTTTTCTAGAAGGTCTTAGTACATCAAGAATAGGAGCAACTGCTGCACCTAAGCTACCACTTACTAAACCAAAGTAATTATCTTGTTTATTTGCCGTACGGTTATTAGGATATGCTTGTTTTGCTTTGATACCAAAATCAGAATCATTTGCAAATTGTCTTCCATTTGCATTAGCAACACCCATAGGTACTTGTCCAAGATGATGGTTTTTGGATTCCATGTATTCACCAGGTACATATCCACTTTCATTACCATAGCTAGCACCGCCCATATAATCTCTTGTAGTTTCAGGACGATTTACAAAACGTTCAATATGTTCAGAGCGCATAGTTTGTCCTTTTTCAATTCCAGTTGTAGTAAAAGCACGATCATGTCCTAGTTCAGCAAAAGTTTCGGGACGATTTTTTTCCATAATTCCCATTTGTGTAGAGTTACTTACGTTTTTAATATGACTATTTGCAGCACCTTCATAACCATAAATTAAATTTCCACCAGATTTAGGATTATTTGCAACACGTAAATCATCAACGTTTTTAGGTAACCAAGAATCACGATGCATCATTCCAGAATTAAATCCGTTACTACCTTCTGTAGTGTAACCTAATCCTAAACCAGGAGCAACACGTTCTTCTTCAAAAGGCTTAACATTAGACATTTTCATGCTAGGATTTACACGGGATTTAAAAAATTCATTTGAATTAGGTGCTCCATGAGCCCATTGTTGATTTTCTGAAGGAGCAAATAAAGGAGCTTGTTCTTTTTTTTCTATTTGTTGTGAACCAGATCCAACATAAGAGTCTAAAACACCTTCATTAGAGTTGCTTCCTCCCATTTGCGACTTAGAGTTGCTTCCAAAGAAAGGAACCATATTATTGTGTTGAAAATAATCTCCGCTTACCTTATTTCCAGAAAGTGATTGAAACATAGGTTCGGATGCTGAACTTTTTTCTATGTAAGAGTCAGGTTGAAAATATTTATCTGTGTATGCTCCATTAGAGCCATCATACTTGTTTAATTTTGTTAATGCTGCAGTTTGGTCAAGATCTTCAAGTTTTACGCTTGTATCAGGATAATTTTTATCAGGAATATCTACATTAGGGAGTCCTTTATAACTTCTAAATCCTTCATTTTTCTTATTTTGATTAGATGCAACATATAATAATCCGAGAGCAACGCCTGGTATAGCCAATTCCATTTAATAATATATTATATAGTTATAATAATTTTATAATATATTAAACAATTTTATTTTCATATAAAGTTCCAGGACAACTTTCCTCTTTTCCACCAATACATATTGTTTTACCTGTTAAATAATAATCATTTGTGTGTTCAACCAAAGGAATCTTAGGTACATGATAATCTTTTTCTAAAATACGTGAATGTAAGTTATTTTTGAAAGGTAAATCAAAATTATATTGTTTTTGCGGATTAATCAAAGGATGTTCCCATCTTGATTGTTCTAAATCTTTATACATCCAAGCAGGATGTGTAGCTCGTGATTCTTCAATAAAAGGATCAACATTCTTATAGTTTACTGAAGAAGAAACAGGTGCTTTTATAGTATAATCGTTATGTATTTCATCTTTATTGAGTTTTCTTGTTAAACCTCTTAAATCATTTTCTAAACTGATAGTATTTGTGCGTAAGTTTCCACCCCATTTTTGTAATCTAATTTGTGGATCTTCCAAATAAGGTAAATCTACACCTGGTCCTGGTGTATTAATAAAATAATCTCCTGCATAAATAGATTCTTCAACTTGTTTTTTTACTCTATATTTATCATCATGAAATCTTGTAAAAGACATTATAAATTAATATATAATGATAAAAAAAGTTTAAAATAGTAATTAATTAATAATAAATGACTACAATTCCTAAAATATGTTTAAACATGATTGTTAAAGACGAATCACATATAATTGAAGAGAGATTAACAGCATTATATGAAAAAATAAAATTCGATTATTATGTAATTAGTGATACTGGATCCACAGACAATACAAAAGAACTTATGAAATCATTTTTTGATAGTATAGAAGTAAATGGTGAATTTTATGATCATGAATGGAAAGATTTTGGTACAAACCGTTCACAAGCATTAGAATGTGCATATAATAAAAGTGAATATTTACTTATTTTTGATGCAGATGATATAGTTATTGGTAACTTTCAATTACCAATCTTTATGGAATATGATAAATATAATTTGAAATTTGGAGAAGAATGCCTATATTATAGACCTTTGCTTATTAATAATCAGAAAAAGTGGTGTTTTAAAGGTGTGTTGCATGAATATTTAGAACCGGTAGAATTTGTACCACTCGAAATCAATTTAGATGGAGATTATTATATTATATCAGGAAAAACAGGACATAGAAATAAAGATCCTGAAAAGTATATTAAAGACGCGAAAATACTAGAAAAAGCATTCGAAGAAACATTCAATACTGATTATAAATTAGCTTGTAGATATTCATTCTATTGTGCGCAAAGTTTTAAAGACGCTGAATACATAGAAGATGCAATAAAATGGTATGAAAAAACAATTTTATTAGATGGCTGGAATCAAGAGAAATATTATTCTTGCATCGTGCTTGCTGAAATGTATAAAAATAATAATCAGTTTAAAGCTATAGAATATATGTTAAAATCAATACAATTTGATAATGAAAGATTGGAAGGTGTTGTTATGGCTTGTGAATTATGTGTAAATAACAATTTGCATACTTTTGTAAATTATTTACATGAAAAATACAGCAATCTTGGTATACCTAATAACAAACTCTTTTTATATAGACATTTGTATAATGATTATATACACTATTATAATTCTATATCGTGTTTTTATTTAAATAAGTATGATGAAGGCTATGATTCAATAAAAAAAATAATGAAAAATAATATACTTGATGATGTATTAATGGATCAAACAATCAAAAATATATTTTTCTATAAAGATCAAATAAATAATGATGAAACTATGGATGCATTTAATTCATTAAGCATGATTGTAAAGAAGAAAAAAGGTGAAAATAAGGAACTTGCACCTCAGTATAAAGAATTATATAATTATTTAAATGAAAAGCATTTTACATTTTAGCTATTGTTTGTAATATAGTTTCGTTTTGCTGTTTTACAAATACCATATGTTTGTCTATGCCATTCACTTATTCCATGTTCAGAAATTCCTTGCAAATGCGCCTTTGTTGCATAACCAACATTTGTATGTAAACTATAACGTTCGCTTAAAATTGGGTATTCTAAACATAGTTCTTCAATATAAGTATCTCTTGCATCTTTTGCCAATATACTAGCTGCTGCAATACCCATGATTTTTGCATCTCCCTTTTCAATAGTAACATGAGGCATTTCCTGAAAAGAATCTTTAGCTTCGTCATATTTTACATAAGGAGTAAAATAATTTCCATCAACAATTGCTATACATTCATTCATTTTTATAGATTCATTATTATTAATTTCAATTAATGTATTATCAATACAATTATGCATCCCTTTCATGACTGCTTTTAAAATATTAATATCATCGATTACCTTAGAATTTAAATGACTAATATTCCAATACAGGGCATTCTTTTTAATGTATTCTGCTACGCTTTTTAGTTTTTTTCTCGAAGTAAATTTTTTACTATCTTTTATATTTGTTCCATCAAATAATGCTGGATCTTTAGGTAAAATTACACATGCAACATATACGTCACCAAATAAACAACCTCTTCCAACTTCATCTAAACAAATTTGATATTTGTACTCTGGATATGGATCGCGATTTAATTCGGGCATTTATAAATTATATTAAGTAAATAGATTTTCAATTTTTTCGATATATATAATATAAACCATGAATATACCAGGTTCATTCATATTTTTAATATTATTACTATTATTTATTTTAACTATTGTATTATGTACTCCCAAAGAAGGATTTATTAGTTTTGCTAAGAATGAAAATGCTTTAGTAAACGTAATAATTCCTCAATATTCAACATCAAGATCAGTATTAAAATTACATGATAGTATGTTTTTTGATAAAGTAAATGGAAATCTGATTGAAGTTGATTCACAGGTACATAACGGAAACGTAGATCTTGGTGGAAATACTATATCTAAAATAACAGTAGCACCTAGAAAAGGTGTAAATGCTATTCAGTATACTGTTTCTACAACTCCTGATGTTATTTCTACAGGAAGCACTACTATGGAAAAAGCTATGCAATCAAAATTATATGAAACATTAAAACAAGATAATGATAAGTATAGTGTAATTTATACACCTTGGGATTATAATAGTTATTTGCATATTATTAACAATAAGGAAAAGAAGCAAATAGCCAATTTTATGATTAACAATAATGAGTCAAGAAGTTACGAATATAAGAGCTGCAAAACAAATTATGATGATTCTCAACTAAGCAATTTAACTTTTATTGTAGAAGATACAGATGAAAATAATAATAAAGAAGTTGATGTACCTGAATATACAAATGCAAGAAAGTTATATCAATTAAGTAAATATATTAGATTTGATAAAGATAATGGAAATTTAGTCATTTTCCAAGGTGATGGCGAAGAACGAAAAATGAATGTAATAAAACGTAATAATACAAAAAGCCAAACATTAGTATCTTCCTTAAACCCATTACCTGCTTATAATAATGAAACATCTCTTGCTTCTATTGGATATACACCTATTACAGCTATAGATCCTTGTGGACAACTATTAGTTGTATATGTTGCAAATGGTCAAGAATCTTTAATTACTTTGATTAGTTTAAGAGATGTAAATACAAATCAATATGATTTGAAAAATGTTAAAAGATTTAATCAAAGTGGTTTAGTATCTTTTGATGGTTCTACAGCAACTGCAGCTGATGCTGTAGATTCTACTGCAGATGGTGGTATATTAAAAACATCAACAGGAACAACAGAAACAACAGGTGTTTCTAGTTCTGGAAAAGGAAGCATAGATATGGATGATTATTTATTGAAAACACAAATTGTTCCTCCTGTTTGTCCTAGTTGCCCTTCATGTCCTAAATGCGAAATTGATTCTCAAAGTATATGTCAAAATTGTGGAGGTCAAGGAGGATCAGGAACTATGTCAAATAAAGGAAATACTTTAGTAAATAATACTGATCCAAAAACAGATCCATTATCTAGTACTGTAAAAGTAGCAGGAAATGTTGCAAATACAGCATTAGATACCACAGGAGATGTTGCAACAGCAGCAATAGATACAGCTGTAGATATTACTGGTGCAGCAGCTAAAGGTGTTGGAGAGTTAGCTTCTCCAGTTGTCGATGCGGCTGGTAATGTAATTTCTGGCGCGGGTTCTGCAGCTAAATCAGGTGCAGAATATGTTGGTGGCAAAGTAGCTGATCTTACAAGTCCTACAGAAGTGAATGAAATAGGTGTTACTGGTGGAAGTACAAGTGGTGCAACAGTAGGTTCAGCTCGTGCAAGTGTTGGAGGAGCTCCTAGCGGTGGTTCTGTTGGTGGTTCTGTTGGTGGTTCTGTTGGTGGTTCTGTTGGTGGAACACGTGGTCAACCTGCAAACTTAGATCCTCGTTTTGATGTATATACTCGTTATGGTAGTCTAGAGGAGAAAAAACCTTCTAGTTATATGCCATTAACAGCAGATTTCAGCGCGTTTTCTAAATAATTCGTTTAAAAAGTATTTATAAAAATATAATGTTATATCAATAAATGAGCTATAATATTATATTTGAAAGAACAGAAATTGAAAACAATATCAAAGAATTTCTAACAGATTTTTCAGAAAAGTCTAAAAATATTTCTTTTAAAAAAGGCGTTTATATTTATGGTTCATCCGGATGTGGAAAAACACATTTTATTACAAATATTTTAAAAGATATGAACTATGATATTATCAAATATGATGCAGGCGATGTTCGTAATAAATCATTAATTGAAACAATAACAAGTAATAATATATCAAATAAAAATGTTTTGGACATGATGAAAAATAAAGAACGAAAAATAGCGATAATAATGGATGAAATAGATGGAATGAATAATGGTGACAAAGGTGGTATAAATGCACTTATTAAGATAATACGTCAAAAGAAAACAAGAAAACAAAAACTAGAAAACATGACGATGAATCCTATTATTTGTATAGGTAATTACTATATTGACAAAAAAATAAAAGAATTAATGAAAGTATGCAATACGTATGAATTAAAAACGCCTACAAATTCTCAAATAGGAAAAATTCTGGATTCTGAAATACCTGGGTTAAGCAAAGAAAATAAGAAAATATTTATTGATTATACACAAGGAGATATTAGAAAATTGCATACAATTTTTCGATTGATCAAAAATAATAAAAATAACATCGATTCTAGTTTTATAAATATCTTTAAAACAAAAAATTTTAATGATGATGCGAAAAAAACAACTCAAATGTTGATTAATCAGTATGTACCGTTAAATAAGCATAATAAAGTATTGAATGAAACAGATAGAACAATAATAGCTTTGTTATGGCATGAAAATATAGTCGATAATTTTTATAGGTTCTCGTTGTCAAAAACAATCCCAGTTTATTTAAAAATTTTAAAAAATATTGGATTTGCTGATTATATTGATCGTATTACTTTTCAGAATCAGATTTGGCAATTTAATGAAATGAGTTCGCTAATGAAAACTTTTTACAACAATAAAATTTATCATGACAATTTTCCTGAAAATGAAAATACATTTTTCCCTGAAGAAGTAAGATTTACAAAAGTATTAACAAAGTATTCAACAGAATACAACAATATGTTATTTATTTATAATTTATGTCAGGAATTAGATATGGACAAAAAGGATGTTGTTGCTTTTTTTCAAGAATTACGACTTTTCTTTGAAGGTGATTTTTGTAATAATCAGGAATTAATGAATGAAATTGAGCTATTATTTGAAGACTATAATATCAATAAATTAGATATAAAACGAATGTATCGATATTTAGATAAAAATATTAAGAAGGATGTAGAAGAGGATATTGAAAGTTAATTATCTAATTCCTACTATTTTAAAGCGTAGCCAATAAAATAATACAACTATACAATAACTTGAAAACAAAGAAATTATAGGATAAGACATATATTTTATTACATCTTTTCTTTTTAAACTAAAATTATAAGCTATATACATTTGAAAAAAATAAGCTATGTATGCAGTTCCAATTAAAAATGTTATATTAGGTGTATAAAATAATTGATTTGAAAGACCAAAGAAGAATTGAAAATATGTTTCTGGTTCTAATCCCATATTGCTCCAAAATCGAAATATCGTATTATATAAAGTAAAATAGTTAGTTAATAGATTTTGATAATAAATTGGTGTATTATTGTCAAATACCATAAAATGAATTTTAATAATTTTTCTGGCATTATTATCATAAGACACATTATCTTTTAGAACTTGGTGATGAGTTCTAGAATAATCAAAAAATAAATAATCATATTTTTCTAATTTATAGCTTAAATTAGCATGTGGTATATTTGTAATCATATTTTTATTATCTGATAAACCTATCAATACTCGATATACTTTTATATTAGGAAAAGTGCAAATATACTCACAATCTCTATGAAGGTACAAGTTATTTGTCGAACCATATAGGCCAATCATATTATTATTTTTTTTAAATTTTGGATTTGAAAAATATAATTCTTCCATTCCATCAATATGAACAATTTTTGAATGATTATTTTCAGTTAGTTGATTCCAAAATAAATCATTTTTTAATTGTTCAAAATTTGATTTTAATGAATTTGATAATTCTGATATATATATATGTTTCATTTGTTCATTATTTGCTATTAAATCTATTTGATGTGAAAAATTATCGAGAATTGGATGTACATGATCAGGTACTTTTCCAAAACCTATATTACCATGTTTTATACTTTTATTACTAAAAAATGCGTATATTGGATTTAATAATAAAAAAAGTATTAACAAACTCATATATTATATACTATTATTTTATTAATATATTTTTATATTAAATATATTAAATATATTAATCACCTTCTATGGTTACAACTATTTCAGGTTCACTTTTTGTTTTACTACTATGATTCGGTTCATCAACTATTTCTATAGGTATACGTGTAAATCCTTCTGGTGGTCCGTTTGTTGTTTTTTCTTGTGTTTCATTTTGTTTTTTCAATAGTTTGATTGTTTCTTTTGAAACCTTCAATTCTTTAGTCTTTTTTGTTAATTGTTCTTGTAATGATTTCACAATTTGTTCTAGTTGTTGTTTTTCTTTTGATAATTGCTGCAAATCGCTAATTTGCTTAGACATAATAGATACAACTTCTGCATTATTAAGCTGTACAGGAGGTTGCCCTGGTTGTTGTAACATGATAGGACCATTTGCTTTTTGTTTTTCAATTTCAGCTTTAATCATTTCATCTCTCTTTTTCTCAATTTCTACAATCTGTTTCAATACATCAGGTTTCATTTTAGGTTCTCCTGGTTCATAATTTTTAAGTTTGTCATCAATATCTTTTAAAAAGAAGTTTTTAATTTTCTTTTCTTTTTTTAATCGAATAAAACTATCTACTGTTTTTGGTGATTCTTTAAAATATTGAGGGTGTGCATTTTCAAACATTTTTCTTTTGTCAAATGTATTATGTTCATGAGAGAAAACTAAAATTGTTTTTAATGGATCTAGTTGAACAAAAGGAACTGTGTAATCTTTTAAAAATGCTCGTTCTTCTGCAATTGCTGCGTCTTCATCATATTTACTTTCTAATAGTAACTCTTTCCTAAATGAAAAAGTACCTGCAGTTGCATGGTTAGGACCATATGGACCACATTGTATCATTTGTTGAATATGTTTGAAAAAAATGTATATTTCACTAGCTCCAGCACAAATGGCATTAGGATGCTTTTGCAGCATTTCTACAGAATGTGATATTCGTTCAGGTGGGTAATAGTCATCATCATCCATATAAACAATAATATCTCCCTTTACTTTGGAATGCATATAGTTACGTTTTGCACCTAATGCTAGTTTTTTCTCTAAAGAAAAATATCTTATTTGTGCAATTTCGCTTTTTAATATTAAATCCTCAATCTTATCTGTTCCATCATCCACAATAATCCATTCTATTCTGTTTTTTGGATAATCTTGATTGCGAAAGCATTCAAACATTATAGGAATGAATGGTCTTCTGTTAAATGTTGGGGTACAAACAGATACGAAGGGTAGTTCTGTTTTTTTATTTGTCATTAATAATATACAAATAAAAAATATTTAAGTGTGTTTTACTCAATTAATTATATTTTCTTCTTCTCCTTCAAAACTTGTAAAGTTATTTATATTTTCTTCTTCTAAATTGCCACCTTGAACATCTTTAAATTCAACATCTTCAACATCTTCTTCAACATCATTTTCGTGAATACCATCGTCAACATGATTGTCATTACCTCCTGTTTTTTCCGCTTCTTTTTCTTGTTGCATTTGTGCTTGGCCTTGTCTAATAATTTTATTGAGTGATTCAAATATAGATTTTGATTTTGTTCGATATTCATTATATACTTCAGGCACAGGAGCAGCTTCTGTTTCATTTGTTTTGAATATATTATTTGATTCGGATTTTAAGAAACTTAGAAGTTCTGCTATTTCTTTGTCATCTCGGAAAACTGTAAACATAGAAAAGAAAATAGGAAGTGTTAAATAATTACACAAAGTAGACATAAATACTTTAAAATTTGTACCAGCGAAAATAGTTGGACTCATCGATAATTTCTTACCATAAATACCAGAAGAAACAATTAGAATTACTAAAAAGGCAATATAATACTTAAACATATATAGTATATTTGAAATTACCTTTATCAATTGTATGATTTTTAATAATAATAAATAAAACCAGTTGGAGCTGCAATATTTTTCTGTTTTATATTTACTATCAGCCATCTTGGCATGTTGAAGTACAGCGTTAATTGTTGAAAAATATCTTTCAGCTCCCATATAATGAAGAATTCCAAAGAATGAATAATATAAAAATAATCCTCCTATTAAAAGTCCACCAACAGGAACACTCACAATCATAATAATCATAAATCGAATAATCAGCATAATTATAAATAATAAAGGATTGAATAAACTACTTAACCAAGTACGAACTGAATCTTCATCTACTTTCATATTTCCTATTATTTTAGGTCCTTCTGCTACTGATACAAAAAATTCAATAAATAAAATAGCATACATCAGATTAATAAGAGAATTATTTGTTACGTTTGACAATAAGCCTATTAAGAAATTTTTAAAATAAATAGCAAAATACTTGAACGCAAATATTAATCCTACAAACAGCAATATAAAATTAGTGCGACCATCTAAAAAGAAAGATGCAATTTTTGGTACAAGTAGAATAAAGATATCATTAAACATTTCAACAAAAAATATTGCAAATTCAAATACAAAAAATATGAATTTTATTAGATGTGGCTTAAGATTACCATCTTCTTCTACATCTCCACCTGTCATTTCAAGTATCGCTTTTCTAGAAATTCTACTAAGTTTAATACCCTCACTATTGCTATAAAAAAGAATAAAATACCAATTTAACACAGCAAACATGGCAAAAATGACAGACATAAGCCATACTATTTGTTCTCGAATAATTGCTACATCGTTATTATCATCTTTAGTTTTATTTTTAAAGTTATAAGATGTTTTGATACCATCTTCTTTTGAAAATTTTTTATAATCTTTTTCTTTCATTTTTATGGTGTTTACCATTAATTTTGCTAACCACGTATTAACCCAATTTACAGAATTATATACACGTTCGATAGCTTGAATTAATAGGTTTCTTGGATCAAAGTCTGATCTAGCTCCTTCATATACAGTATCGTAACCTTCGTAATCATCTTTACTAAATCCTCGAGCCATTCCTTCTTTGGTAGATAAAAAAGAACTAAAAATTTCAAAAAATTTATTTTTAATACTTGCAGGAGTATCAGATTCTTCTTCTTTATCATAAATTGGATCATCTTCTTTTCGATTATACAAAGTATCGAATTCTTCTATATTTTTAAAATTTTTTTTCTGCTTTCTTTTTTTAATTTTTCGAAGTTTATCGTTAATCAAAGCAGTATCTATATCTTCATTTACAATTCTATCTTTACTAAATTTCTTTTTATGTGTATTTCTTTTATTTTCCATTAAATATTATAATATAATAGCTTATAATATTTTGATAGCGTACAACTTAATTATCTTGTGTAAAGCAAACCACAATTTCCACCAATAAAAGAAATAACATTAAACCGTTCTTCAAACAAGGTTAAATTATAGTTATAGTCGTACAATTGATAATTTGTTTTTCTAATTCCAATAGGAACACCAGATTGGTCACATACTATATCAACTCTTGAATTTGACATATCTATTGTAGGCAAGATAGTCTTAACTTCTAATTCAATATTTTTAAATTTACTTAAATTAATAGCACCAGACGGTTGATATTCTTTTGGGTCTGTATTTAAACAAAAATTATAACAATATAAACCATCTTGTGCATATCCGGGTGTGCGTGTATATTTTTCAATATAATCATATATTCCTCTGCTCATTAAATTTTCTCTATATTCTCCATTTAATAAAATACCAAAACTTTCTAATATTTCTTTTTTATTACCACTGAAAAAGTCTCCTGTTATCGTAATTCCAGAATTAAGGTTATTAGTCAATCCTGGATGAATTCCAATACCAAACGATAAATCTGTTTCTGTTCCAGGTAATGCTTCAATAGGTGCCAAACGTATATTATAAGGTAAATAATTATAAGGCCAATTTGTATAATTAGACCATTCATTACGCATTTTAACATCATTTCTTTGTAAATACCACATCCAACTAGAAACCATTCCATTAGTTTCTACTTTTACTCTTCTACTTCCAGTAATATTTTCAAAATTATATTGGTATATATCTCTAATTAAATATACTTGGTCTTCTTTTGCAAAACGATGAATTTCCTCTTCGTCTAAAAAGCAATAAGTAGATAGTAAATGTACATCAGCATTCCAAGTAGATATTTTATTTTCGTAATCTTCCGCTCTAATATATGCTGACGGAGGAGTTTGTAAAAATCGATACATTTGAAATCTATCAATTGTAAAATCTGCTCTTACATAAGGATGATTGTATTGAGTATCTAATACATCTCTTACAACAAATAAATCTTGTATTGATCGTAATGTGACTTTAATATTTAGTTCATTATATTGTAAACTTACTAAAGGAAATGCACATTTACTATTTAATGTAAACCAGTTATTAATAGGTATATATAATTGTCTACTTCTTATAGACGGTTCAGCACCATTCACATTTGTAGTAAAGGATGCAGACGGGTAAGCATTCATTCTTCCAAACGCATTACCAGGATCATTAACTTCAGCTACATTTCCACTCATTTGATAAAATAAATCTTTTTTCTCTTTACTAAAATCTCTTTCTACCATAGCAGCTAAATATTGTCCGCTAAATCTTTGTAACGTAGTAGATCCGCAACTTATCTCAATTTCATCAATAATGTGAGTACCTAAATCTTTAATCCATTTGAAGTCATAAGGAATCCATCTTTGATTAGTAGCATCTGATGGAGGATAAACAGGACTCCAAATATCAGGTAATGTAACGACTAAATAAGTATCCATCAGTAAATCAGCATATCTAGGAATTTTAAAAGAAAAGACTGAAGGTTCTGTGAGTCTAAGTTCTCGTAATCCAGAATAATCAATTCTAAACTTTTGCAATCCAAAATTAGTATATTTTGAATAAGTAACTTTAAAAAACGTTTTACTTGGGTTTCCTGTTAATATTAAATTATTATTTCCTACAGCTACAATATTTAGTAATCCACCAGCCATTTTGTTTAATTTAAATATATATTTTTATTATATTTAATTACTTAATTATATATATAGAATGTTCAATAAAAAATATATATTGATTGGAATATGTGTAGTTTTGATTGTTTATATAGGTTATCGATTTTATATGTTAAGAAAACGAGAAACAATAGAGAATTTTGATCTGCCACAAGGAGCCGATTTTGAATTAGGTAGAATACAAGATGAAAATAAACCAAATAAAAAAGAATTGCGCATTCGAAACATGGATAAAGACATAACCAAATATCCTTTAAAAGACTATTGTATTAAGTCGTCTCTCAATAGTGCAATAACGGGTAAGTATGTAAGTATTGATATGGTAAATGAAGTATTATCAAGAGGATGTAGATTTTTAGATTTTGAAGTATTTTATATTAAAGAAAAAGAAGTATTTAGTCCGCGTGTTGCATTTACAACTGATTATAAATTAACTTCTATTGATACTGAAAATAGTGTTTTATTGGTAGACATTTTTAACTCTATTGTTTCTAATGCTTTTTCACAGGATTCACCTAACAATAAGGATCCTTTATTTATTCATTTACGTATAAAATCGAATGATACAAATGTTTATAATTCCGTTGCTAATAATATTGCTTCTGCATTAAAGGGACGTCAACATAAAGGCAAAGTAAAGAAAGATACACTTTTAGAAAAGATAATGGGAAAAATAGTTGTTATAGTAGATAAAACTATTCGTCGTGATTATAAAGATTATAGTGAAAAATTAAGCAATCTTGTAAATATGGAAAGTGGAAGTGAAGATCTAAATTCTTATACATTAGCAAATATTGTTAATCATCCAGGTTTGCCAATACAAATTAGTGATGATTCTTATTCTACTGATTTAGAAAAATTTCAAATGATAATGCCTCATTTAGAGAAATATAATGTAGACGTAATGGATGTTACATATAATTTGGGTATTCAAATATTCCCTATGAAATTTTATATAAATGGAGATGAATTAGCAGACTATGAAGATATGTTTAATCAAAATAGTCATGGTATTGTTCCTATGGGAACCATGATGTATTATTTACAAAAAAGAAATTCGCAAACTTAATTTTATATATGTTTTTAATATATATGAAAAAAAAACAGTATACAAAAAAAAGACAATATAAAAAATCAAAATTTCAAAGCAAAACATGCAATGATAAAATGACTTTTGATGATTGTGAATTAGCTATTATTCGTCAAGCAATTGATGATACAGAAGAAATTCAAGGTCGTGATATGGTAAATAATGATGATGTTAAAAATATGATAAATATTGTTGAAAAATTTATTCAAGATAAAAAACTTATATGCTATGGTGGTACTGCTATTAACAATATATTACCAAAACATGATCAATTTTACAAAAAAGATATTGAAATACCTGATTATGATTTCTTTTCACCAAATGCACTTGATGATGCAAAAGAATTAGCAAATATATTTTATGAAAATGGATATAATGATGTAGAAGCAAAATCAGGTGTACATATGGGTACATTTAAAGTATTTGTAAATTACATTCCTGTAGCTGATATTACTTCTTTACATCCTCAATTATTTGATAAGATTTTGGTTGAATCAATAAAAATTGCCGGAATTTATTATTGTCCTCCTAATTATTTACGTATGGCGATGTATCTAGAATTATCTCGTCCCAAGGGAGATGTTAGCCGCTGGGAAAAGGTATTAAAACGATTAAATCTGTTAAATAAGCATTTTCCTTTGAAGACAAATAAAAAGTGTTATGGTCTTGATTTTTCAGTAAAAAATAATGATAAAAATAAAGAATATACAAATGCATATGCTTTGGTGCGTGATACACTTATTAATAATGAAGCTGTATTTTTTGGAGGATATGCAGCAAAATTATATAATAAATTTATTAATAAGACTGAAAAAGAGAAAAATTTTGGAAATCCTGATTTTGATGTATTAGATGAAGATCCTAAAAAGATGGCTATTATTATTGAAGAAGAATTAAAACGAAATAATATTAATAAAGTCAAAATAATAGAACATGAAAATATTGGAGAATTGATACCTTTTCATGTAGAAGTAAAAGTAGGCAATTTACCATTAGTTTATATTTATCAACCGATTGCTTGCCACAATTACAATATTGTTGAAAACAATCAACAAGTTATTCATGTAGCTACAATTGATACTATTTTGTCTTTTTACTTGGCTTTTCTTTACTCAGATTTACCTCATTATGATAATGATAGGTTGCTCTGTATGTCAGCATTTTTATATGATTTGATTGAAAAAAATAGATTGAATGATGCTGGTATTATGAAAAGATATTCTTTAGATTGTATTGGAAAACAGCCAACATTAAAGAGTATGCGAGCTGAAAAGGCTGAACAATTTAAATTATTAAAAAATGATCGTAAAAGTCGTGAATATGAAATGTGGTTTTTAAATTACAGTCCTATTAAGCTAGATGATAAAATAGTAAATTCAAAGGAAGAATTATTAGAAAAACAAGAAACCATGCCTAAGAAAACTGTAAAACCAAAAACAAAAAAGAAAACTCAAAAGCAAAAAAGTGGAAAAGATATTTTAAAAATGTTGTTTAAAAATTAAAAAAATTGATATTTTATAACTATTTTGATAGTTATAAATTATAACACTATGAGTATCAAGTCTAGTGAAATCAAATATATAAATAATATAATTTCTAAAAGTTACTGTAATTATGTATCTGATAAAATGAAAAAAGTACAAGAATTAGAATATAAAAAAAATATGAATGATACGATGGTTTATGCAAATGTAAGGTATCAAAAGACGCGTATTATCAGAAGCATGTATTTAGTAGTTAATAAATACATTAAACAATTAAATATAAATATTGAATCTAACGATTTAAGCATAAGGAAATATTTATACGTTACTTATTTGAAATCAAACGAATTAATAGAGACATTAAATTTGATGATTAATGATGATTTATACAATCAATATCAAAAAAAATACTTTACATTATTGATAATTACCTTAAAAAAGAATAAAGAACTTATTGATAAAAGAATGGAATATATGATGTCTCTTTTATTAGAAAATACTGAACTGCCGGTTGATATGATTCGTGAGATTATGAAATTTATTTAAATATAATCTTCTTCTTCAAGTTCACTTGTGTAATCCAATTCTTCATTTTCTTCTGTATCAAAATGAAAAATTGTATTTTCACTCTGTTTTTTTTGTATACGTTTTGATTTTCTTGTTTTTACAATAGGTTTTTCAGGCTCATCATCTGCATCATCGATATCATCATCATCGTCTTCCAAATCTTCATCTTCATCTTCATCGTCTTCCAACTCCTCTTCATCTTCGTCTTCGTCGTCATCTTCGTCTTCGTCGTCATCTTCATCATCTTCGTCTTCGACAACAAAGCCATCTTTTGCATAACCAGATTTTGTCTTAGGAATATTTTCATCTTCGTCTTCTTCTTCTTCATCATCAGTATCTTCTTCTCCTATATCTTCAAAGCCTTTAAACAAATGATTATATATTTGTTTCCATTCTTCAGAAGATAATGATACAAATTTTTTATTTTTTCTGTTTATCAACAAGCAATTTCCAAAAAATAATGTATTGTCTACTGGTGGAGGAAAATCATATTTATTTTCTTGTCCAGCACGACCTTCTGTTTTTCCATACAAACATACATTATATTTTTTGCTTTTAATTTCTACATCCCACTCTGTTTGCAATTTAAAATGTGTATTACTTTTAAATCCAGCTTTTTTATAAAGTTCATCTTCACTAACAGACTTTACTTTTACTTCTTTAATAGATCCTTTTTTTTCAATAATAACAAACTCAGTCATATACTGTAAATTTTAAGTTCTATTTAAGTTAGTTTAAATATATATATCCTTTTCTACAAATTAGATATATGTCGGTTGCATTATATATTATTTCCAATATAATAGTATCTATTTTAATTATTTATGTATTTCATTTATTATGGGATTTTATAATAAATAAATTTAGTACAAAAAAGAAAAAAGACATGGTAAACAAACAAATTAGTAAATATAATGATTTAGTTGAAGAATTAAAAAAATCTACAAAAGATCAAGAGTTTACAAAAGAAGTAAAAGAGAATTTAGAAAATGAGTTAACAGAATTTATGGATACAGCTTAATAAGAATATGTTTATTTATCTATATGAAAAATTTAAATGTAATTGTTATTATTTAAATCAATTTTTTGTATTATATTCATCTAATTTATGAAAATTCATATAAGTAAAAATATTATTTTTATCTTTTTCAATACTATCAAAATAAGAAATGTATTTTTCATAACTAGGTATTTCTCCTTCTATTGCTGTGATAGCAGATAACTCTGCAGAAGCTAAAAATACATCTGCTCCTCTTCCAAGTCGATTTGGAAAATTTCTTGTTGATGTTGATAATACACTTGCATTATCTTGTACTCGAGCTTGATTTCCCATACATAATGAACAACCGGGCATTTCTGTTCGTGCTCCTACTTTATTATATATTTCATAAAAACCTTCTTCTTGTAGTTTTTTTTCATCCATTTTTGTTGGAGGAGCAATCCATAGCTTTGTATTCAAAATACCTTTATAATTATTTAATAATTTACCTGCAGCTCTAAAGTGTCCTATATTTGTCATACAACTACCAATAAATACTTCATCTATTTTTCTACCTGCCACTTCAGATAATAAAACAGCATCGTCAGGATCATTAGGAGCACATAAAATCGGTTCTTTGATTTCATTTAAATTAATTTCAATAACTTCTTTATAATTTGCGCCTTCATCTGCTTCTAGCAATTCAGGATTATTAATCCAGTCTTTCATTTTATCAATACGTCGTTGTATTGTTTTCTTGTCTTGATATCCTTGTTGAATCATCCAATTTAATAACGAAATATTGGATTGTAAATATTCAATAATAGGTTCTTTATTTAATTTAATAGTACATCCAGACGAAGAACGTTCAGCACTAGCATCTGATAATTCAAAAGCTTGTTCGCAAGTTAAATCTGGTAAACCCTCTATTTCTAATATATTTCCACTAAAAATATTTTTTTTGTTTTCTTTTGATATGGTTAATAGACCTTTTTGTTTTGCAACATAAGGAATAGCATGAACAAGATCTCGTAAAGTGATTCCAGGTTGTATTTTTCCAGTAAATTTAACTAATACAGAGTCTGGCATATCTAATGGCATCGTTCCAGTTGCAGCAGCAAAAGCAACTAGTCCAGATCCACCTGGAAATGAAATGCCAATAGGAAAACGAGTATGAGAATCACCACCTGTTCCAACTGTATCTGGTAATAACATTCTATTTAACCAGCTATGAATAATTCCATCACCGGGTTTTAATGAAATACCTCCTCTATTGTGAATAAAATTCGGAAGTGTTTCATGTGTAATTAAATCAATAGGTTTTGGATAAGCAGCTGTATGACAAAATGATTGCATAACAAGATCAGATGAAAAACCTAAACAAGCCAAATCTTTTAATTCATCTCTTGTCATAGGACCAGTAGTATCTTGTGATCCTACACTTGTAACTAATGGTTCACAATAAGTACCGGGTAAAACTCCTTCTTGATTACATGCTTTTCCTACCATTTTTTGTGCCAACGTATATTTTTGATTTTCTCCTTCCTTAATTTCAAAGTTTTTAATGAAAATAGAATTATCAAACTTTTTAATAGCATTTTGAGCTTTATTTGTTAAATTTTTTCCTATAATTAGATTAATTCTGCCATTTGCTTGCACACTATCTAATATAGTGTTTGTTTTTAATTTCCATTCACTTATAATTTTGTCTGTAGAAAGATCTTTTACAATACCCTCATATGGGTAAAGTTCTATTTGTTGACCTGTATACATTTTATCTACATCCATTTCGATTGGTAATGCTCCACTATCTTCCATAGTATTGAAGAATATAGGTGCTATTTTTCCTCCAAAGCAAAATCCACCATTCTTTTTATTTGGAACAAAAGGTATGGGATTTCCAAAGTACCATAATAAACTGTTTGTTGCACTTTTTCTACTTGAACCAGTTCCTACAACATCACCCACATATACAACAGGCTTATTTAATCTTTTTAAATCATTAATTTGTATTACAGGACCTCGTTCATAATCAATATCCGGTTGAATACCTGGTCTAGGATTTTTAAGCATACTAAGAGCATGTAATGGAATATCAGGTCGTGTAAATGCATCTTGTGCAGGAGATAAATCATCAGTATTTGTTTCACCATCAACTTTAAAAACTGTTAATTTAATTTGTTCTTTTAGTTGTGGTTTATTGTGAAACCATTCTGCACTTGCCCATGATTCTAACAATTTTTTTGCGTAAGGATTTCCTTTTTTATATTTTTTTTCAATATCATTAAAATAATCGAAAATTAATGTTATGTCTTTTAATTCTTCTATTGCAAAATTAGCAAGATCTTCATTATCAAGTAATCTTGATAAAATTTCTACATTATAACCTCCTTGCATAGTTCCTAATATTGTTATGGCTCGATATTTTGATATTAAATCACATTTAAGATTATTAATACAAATATCTCTAAGAAGAATAGATTTTAAATAAGTTGTTTCATCTACTCCTGGTGTAATACGATGTACAAATTGTTGGTTCAAAAATTTAATGTCTTTATGTGAATAGTCTTCTTTTTTAATAATGTTGATTAAATCATGTGTGTCTGTAAGGTTTAAAGGTTCTGGTGGTATGTTCAAAACTCTACGTTTATCTACTTTCTGAAGTATTTCGCGTTTGAATCTAGAAATCCCTCTAAACATCGTAATATATAAAACATACTTATTTTTAAATCTATTTTGAATTTTTAATGCATAATATAAATAATCCAGGAATTGCTGCAAATAAATCCCCCAACATATCTTGTTGTGTTTCTTTGCAAAATACAAAGTAATCTGAAATATTAGGTAAAAAAATATTTTCAATACATTCCCAGCCTAATATAAAATTTAAGTAGGCTGTTATGCTTAATCTATATGGATAATAAAGTGCTAATATACAAGTAGACAATACATGTACTAAGCTCCATATATCAAAATATACGTACTTTGAATTATAGAGAGGTTGTAAAAAAATATTTTTTGCATAATATTCTATAAAAATTACAATTTGTATTGAAAAAAACATTATAACTGCATTTAATGCATACCGGATTAACATTATAATATATAACTCGTACTGTTTATATATTATTTATTAAGTTCTATTAACTTGTTAAGACCAGGGCAATTCATATCTTTTTTTCTCAGCTCATGTTCATTTAGATACCACCATGGTTTATGAACACCAAAACTGTCATCGCTATATAGTCCTTCATTTGAAAATTTATTAGCTGTTTCTACATCAGGAACTTTGAGAGAATGGTTTTCCTTTGTAAAAAACACGTCTTCGTTTTCATTTTCTTTACGACTATCTTTATCTAGTACTTCTAACATTTTACTTTTCTTACGCAAAGATAACCCACCATTTCCAACCCAATTTTTATGAGGAGCACCTACATAATCAAATTGCAAAAAGTTGTAAATATATTTATTAAATGATTTACAAATAATAGAATCAGTTTGAAAGATTAAAAAATGTTCACTTGGAATATAATCATAAAAATGCTTAGAAGTTAGTAATTTATTATAATCTTCTAAAGAAAGATTGTCTACATTTAAGTTGTGCATTTGAATTCGAGAATTGTATGCCTTGAGTTCTTTTTTACATAAGTTCTCTAAATAATTTTTATTTTTGTTTCCATGTAAAATAACAATACTCCAGTTTTCATCTAGATTGGTCAATACATTTTCTAAAACAAAGTATAATGCTTTATGTTCTCGTGGTTCAACAATTATAGCTGTATAATTATTTTGCATAGACTCTTTTGTATTTTGTAATAAGTAAAAAATAAACAAAACAAATACAACGAAAACAAATAATAATAATAATTGTTTCTTTTTCATGTAACTTATATATTATTTATAGAATTAATTGGATAGTCTAAAAATTGATATAATATAATAATTTAAACATATATCAATTATAGAGTCATGGAACTTACTTCATATCAATTAACAAAACTGTTAAATAGATTTCCGGTTTTTGAACTTTCCTATGAGACGATGATGCATAAGAAAGTTTGTACAGATTATAATATTGTATATGCAATTCCACTAGGAAAGAAATATTATATATGGTATACATTTCATCGTAATCAAGATGTTTGTTATTTATTAGAGTTAAATAAAGATAAAGTCATTATAAAGGGAACATGCATTACAACAATTGGAAACCAGCAATTTTCGTTAGGTACATTAGTATATGGTACATTTTTAGAAGAAGAAAATAAATTTATAGTCGAAGATATATATTATTATAAAGGGGTTCCTTTAAAACTCCTTCAATTAAAAGAACGTATGTATATTCAAAAAGAAATGTTTGAAACCATAAATACTATAAAATACAATAAAAGAGAAATTTCTTTTTATTTGCCATATTTTTGGAAACATAAAGAAAATCAAGAATTTGCAACACGAATACCCTCTGAAATTGCATTAAAAATAGGATACGATGTGCATCATTTACAATATCGTTCTTTGCATGTTACTATACCGTATATTAATATTACTATTACCAAAAAATTACAGATTGGTCCAAGTAAAGAAAAAGTGATTCCAACACAATATTATAAAAAATATAGTTTTGATTTTACAAGACCTCAATATAAATTTCCAACTGTATTTCTAGTAAATCCTGATCTTCAAAATGATGTATATCATTTGTATGCGTTTGGTAAACATAAGTCGAATGTATATTATAATATTGCATATATACCAAACTATGATAAAAGTGTATTTATGAATTCTTTATTTCGAAATATACGAGAAAATAAAAATTTAGACTACATAGAAGAAAGTGAAGATGAAGAAGATTTTCAAAATGTAGCAATAGATAAACATGTAGATCTAACAAAATATGTTGCTATGGAATGCGTATTTTTCAGAAAGTTTAAAAAATGGGTTCCCATGAGATTAGCTGAAAAATATGCAAAAATTGTGCATATAAATAAATTAGTATCTGATTATTATCAATAAAATCTCAGTAATATATATATTATGACAAAATTGTCTTTTAGCGATCTTGAACCTAAGGCTGTATTACCTAGTGAAAAAACAACTGCTACAGGCGGTGAACCACATAAGATGGAAGGTGGAAAACGCCGCAAGAAGAGAAAAACAGCAAAAAAACATAAGAAAACAAATAAGAGTGGTAAAAAGAAAGGAAAAAAGACTGTTAAGAAAAATATTTTTTCATCTTTTATGAAGATGTTTAAGTGAATATACTAGCATCTAATAAACACTTGGGTTTTTCTTCTACATCTTCTTGTTGATTTGTTTTAGATTCTTTAGGTGTGTATATACAATTCCAGTCATTCATATCCATATTTTTATAAATATTTGAATTGGTTTCAAATATTTTATAATTACATTTTTTATAAAAACGTTTTCGTTGTAACCACTGTTTTTGAAATATGTCATGACAATCTACTATATCAACAACGATTGGTTGTTGATGTTTTGTTCTCAAAATACGACCAACTGATTGTGTAATATCTGTTTTTGGACTAGCCATAATAAGTGTTGATAATGTTTTAATGTCTAATGCTTCTGATGCCATAGCATATGTAGCTAATACAACTTCTTTTGATTCAGTAGTTTGTAGATCTTCTTTTTTCATACCTCCAATATAATAACCCACACTTCCAATATTTTTATGATTAATTGCATCATATAAATACGTAAGCAAACTGCGATTATGTGCTAATATCATAATTTGTTTTGAACTATTTTGATTACGTAAATCATTTAATACTTGAATAATAAAGTCACTTCTTCTATTATAATTACTAATTTTTGTGATCATAGTGCTGTATTTTGGATTTCCACGAAAATCTAAAGCTGTTTCATTAAAATCTTGATCTCCAGATTGATATTTAATTGCTCGAACTTGGACTTCTTCATCATCTTCGCGTTTTTCTTCATAAATTTTATTACCAATAAACATATACAATACCTTAGTAAGTTTATCTTTTCGTTCTACTGTTGCAGATATACCGAGCATATACGGCGTGATTGTTTTAAAAAGTGTTCTTGAAAATTGTTCACTACCAATACGGTGAACCTCGTCAATAATAGTTAAACCAAAGCTAGAAAATGTATTTTCTTCATATTCCTTATCATATAATGTTTGAATCATACCAATCACAATATCTTTGTTTTCAATATTAAATTCTGGACCTTGGATTTTTCCAACTCGAGCACCCGGTAAAAACTCATTTATACGTTCTATCCACTGATTCATTAGAAATTCTTTGTGAACAATAATTAATGTCTTTTTTTGTAATAGTGAAATAATTTTTAATGCCATAACTGTTTTACCTCTTCCACAAGGAACTTCTAGAATGCCACCGTTTCCTTTGTTAGAAGATGTAGAAGTTAATGTTTGATCAACATAATTCATATACACATTAACAATATGTTCTTGATAATCACGTAAAGATTTAGAAAATTCTAATTGTATATTGTCACCAATCTGTAGTTTTTCTTTGATTGGTATTCCATAGCGTTGAATTCCATAGAAGCGCGGTATATATAATCTATTAGCACTTTCGCGATAAACAGGAAAGGATTGTGTTTCAGCAGCATCTTTTCCACCGTATTGCATATTGAAAATAATCGGTTTTACATATAACTCTTTTTTAAGCGTTTCATAGTCTTTATCTTCTAGTGCTGATTTGGGTATGGTATATCCCTTTTTACCTAAATATGCATTTTCTATTATTTTATCTTTATAATTTTGTGTTAAAATAAAAGGAACTTCATTTTTATTGGGGGTTCGATTATGCTTTTTCATGATTTTATTAATAGTATAAATTATTTAGCATATTTCAATTTTCTAGAAGCAATAAATATATATGTGTATTTTATAAATGGATTTTCAAAAATTGTTGAAAAAGGTACCAGTTAAGGTTCCTACTAAAATTGAATCTGCTATATTAGTGTTGTTTGTTCTTTATTTAGTATTACCTATTGAAACCCCTGAAGTATTAGCTTTCTGTGTTGATTCTTCTTTGGGTATGTTAGTTGTTTTTGTTGTAGCTGTATATTTATTCTTCTATAGTCATCCTGTTATTGCTGTATTGTTTGTATTTGTTGCGTACGAATTATTTAAGCGCAGTTGTAAAGTTACAAATAAGGATATGACCATTATGGAACATACAGAAGAACAAACAAAAAAAGACGAAAATATGAAAAAAATGAACCCTGAAAAAAAGAATAGTTTGGAAGAAGAAGTAGTTGATAAAATGGCTCCTATTGGACATAGTGAACCTATTAAATTTACATCTAGCTCGTTTTCTCCTGTTGCTGAAGACGTAGGAAGTGCTTCTAAGGTTTAAATATTATAAATTATATTATAATATTTAATTTTATTCTTCTATACCAAATTCATAAACAGCCGCTATTGCGAAGAAAGGTATAGTTAGTAAAAAAGATGTTACAGCAATTAATGCTACACGATCACCTTTTATTCCTTTTTGATGAGTGATTGGTAAATATATGCAAACTGATATTATATTTAATATTACAAGTAGCGCAGTAGACATTTTAGGTGTCATAATTCTCTCCTTCATTAAGTTTAATATGATACCTATGTTAGTAAATGATAGATTATCTGAGTCATCTTTTGTTGGTTTTGGAACAGATTTACTTCCTGTTTTCCAGTAACTATCACTTCCTTTTGCAAACATGATTATAAATGTTGTCATCATAAATATAACAAGTAAGGTTATTCCTGTAAGGAAAAACATAGGCAAATTCAAACCTGCTCCAATCATGAAAAAGAAAATTACTATGTGTAATAATACAATTACAAATAAGTCAAAACCATATACTCCTGCATATACTTCTGGCCCATTACCTGGATATTTTTTAATAAATGAATCAATAATAAATGTTTTATATGTTGGAGGTACTATAAAGAAAATAACAACTGAAATAAAAGCAAAAAGCAATAAATGAAGAAATACTTGTAAACTACCCATTTTTACTTTACTGTTTGTGTATTCACTTTCTATAGGTACTACATATGATGGTGTTGTTTCATCACTTTCTCCAGCTGGATTACAATCAAAATAATAACTATCCATACCTTCTACAACATTCATGCTAGAAAAGCCTTCTTTATCAGCGGTTTTACTTTTTGCAGAAAAGTTACCAGATAAATATATTTTATCCAAAGGAGCTTCAACAGAAAAAAGAGAAGTTGAATATGTTAATTGTTTTAATAATTCTGCAGAATCTTTGTTAACTAAAATAGGCTCTAAAAATATATAAATATGTTTGTTACTATCTACAGAAGAATTTACATATTTAATTACACGATCTTGTTCAGGTATATCTTTGTTTAATTCAAGACCAAGTTCAAATGTATCATCTTTTTGGTTATTTTTATTTTTTACCATGTTAATTAATTTATCTAATGAATTCTCAACATAATCTCCTCTGTTTTTTAATAAAAAACATGTGAAAATACGCTGTTTTTTTGGTGCTAGATCTGTATGTTCTATTACTATTTCACCAACTGTATCTTTATCAATTACATCACTTATGTTATTATGCAATAGTCCATATATATACAGTTTTTTTGAGAAAAAAGTATTTGATCCTATTTTTACATCTTGAAATTGATTTTCACGACCTTTAAAATCCATTACAAAATAATCATCCTTAATATCTATTAAATCACCTTCTAATTCAACAAATGTGTTTGGCTTTTTGATTGTTTCAGAATATGTTTTCTTTTCTTCAATATCTCTTTTATAAATATTTGTTAATGGATAATTGTATGATATGTTTCCATCTATAAATTTATCTTTATCAGGATAAAAAAATGACATCTATATACTAAAGATCATATTTTATTCATATAAAATATAATTTATAAATAAGGAATATATCTAAAATTGCTATTTTCATACATAGTTACTTGAAAAGCATCATTATAACCTTCCACATAAACTGTATCTCCATTATTAATATCATCACAACCATATTCAGAACTGCAACTTTTTCCATTTACACTTATTGGTAATTTTGTATTAATATTTCCAGTATTAGAAATAGCATAATATTCATATTTATCTCTACCTGTCATAGTTCTTCTTCCCATTAATGGTAATATTAAATCACCTCCACCAAGACGAGTTAATATTCCCATTTGCTCATATTGTAAATTAAGACCTCGAGTAGGCACATTCACAGGCACTCCTCTTACATCACCAGAATCAGTAGGATGATAATAACCATCTTTTTTAAGTGGAGGACTGTATGGATCGTTAAAAGGATCATTTCTTGATGAAATAGAAGCTAAAGGATTTAATCTAACCTCTGAATTAAAAAAAGAACTAGTGGCTGGAATTAAATTTATATTTTGGTTTTTAATTTGGCTATAAAATAAATATCCCATTACAATTATTATAAAAATAATTAATACTAATGTAAAATTTTCAACACATATTACTCCAGGTGGACATTTTTTGGGCATTATATATATACATAAGATTATTTTACACCATCAAAAGCTGTTTCAATCATCTTTTGACCAGCCTTTAACATAGCTGGTAGTTTTTTATTAAATGTATTGTCAATATGTTCTGCAGTATCTTCTAATCGCTCTGCTTTTAATCGTACACATACGAAGCATCTTTCTCTTATATATTTTGGAAAATAAATCAAATGATATCCAGTATATTTATAACATATATAACTTAATTCTGTAATTGAGCTCCATGCTTGTTTTTCTCTAGAGTATAAATCTACACCAAAAATATTTTTCGATGCCCATAACATAATTGCAATAGGTAAATAAAATATATATAAAATAACTCGAAAAACATAAAAGAAGAAACAGAAAGGCAAGTTAATTAACATTTTAAATATACAATTTATATAAGTTGAAATAAGTTCACCTATATCTATAAATAGAGTTGCGATACCTTCAAAACCTAAACCTATTCCTTTTCCTAATCCAGCTACAGAAAGACCTATACCAAAAAATACATCTTTAAATCCTAATCCGATTGCTTCTAGACGACCTGGTAATTTATTAAAAAATGGAACAATCTTTTTATCGAAAAAACCAATAACTTCATCAATACCTTTACTTGGTTTAAACTGTTTAATTAAATTATCTTCAAACGGTTTGATAATATCCTTTTCAAAACCTTTTTTAATGTCATCAAATATATTTTTCGTTCCATCTGTTACAGGTTTTACAAGTCCATCGTCTAAACTTTTTTTTACAGGATCAATCACCTTTTTAGAAAAATCTACTTTTCCCAATATATCAGAAGGAGAAGGAATTTTGGGCATCTTAAAGCCTCCACCGCCGCCTTTCTTAAATATACCTTCTTTAAAATTCTCTCTTGTTTTTTTATTGAATGGTCTCTTTTTTTTATCTTTCATTAGTTAAATAATATTTATATTTTATTTAACTATTTTATTCTATTAATTTACTTGACTTTAGATGGTTGTCTTACTTTTGGCCATTTATTAAACTCTTTAAAGTGTCTATCAGCCTTTCTATAAAACTTCTTACCATCTCCAAATGATGCAGGAATCTTTTTATTAAATGCGTCATCCACTATTCTTGCTTCTCTTCGAACAGCTTTTTTCTTTAATCGAACACATGTATAACATTTTTCACGTATTGTTTTTGGCCAATATATAAGATGAAATCCGAAGTAATAAAATGTTATTTTGCTTAATGCCTTCATTCCATTATATGTTCTATCTTCAATATAATATAGATCAATACCTAAAAATGTGTATAGCACCCACATAACAATTCTAACAGGTAAATAAAACAATTGCCATATTAGATCAATTATATAATAAAAAATGCAATCCAATATATTTTTAGTAAATTTTACACCACAACGTAGATGACTTCCAAGAAATTCAAAACAATAAGATAAGAATACTCCTATACGTTCAATTGCAAAAAATATATTTTTTGCTAGCAAACCCATTTCAGTAAAAACACCTTTAAAAATATTATCAATACCAGCAAATACATTATTAAATCGAGGTGGTATAGATTCACTAAATTGTACAATAATATCACCAAAATCTTTGATTGCCTTTTCTATTCCCTTAAATGGTTTTTTGGCTTCATTTAATCCTTTATTAATACCTTTTCCTGCTTTTTTACCTGTTTTTTTAATGTCTTTACCTATATCAGAAAAGGTTTTATTCATACTTTTTTGAATTCCTTTACCAAAGTCATCGATTGGTCTTACGATAGTTTTTCCAAAATCAAATCCTTCTTTTATTGGCATATTATAAATGTATCTATGTATATATTTATAATACAAATTTAATTAGTTTAATTTTGCCTTATAACCTTCAAATTTTTCAACAAAATTTTCAGCTCTAGTTAATAAAGGGTCAATTTCTTTCATATTATTCATAATTGATTTTTGTAAACCTTCAAATTCAATCATATCTTTTTTTAATTCTTTGTACATTTCCATCTTTTGTTGTTGATCTAAATCATCACTACTTTCTTCAACCTCTTTTTCCAAATTTTCTGCATCTTCTAAAAATTTATCTAATTGTTTTTTATCGTCACCACTAACAACTACACTATCTTCTTCTTCTTCTTCTTCTGTTTCCATATTTTCCTTTACTTTCTTCTTTTTTTTCATATTATCCATACCTTCATTATTAGGTTGTATTTTAAGAGAAAACTTGATTACATTTGTAAGCACAATAGCAGCAAGTAATATAACAATCATATTATTGCTAAAAAATGACATCAACAAACCAACAATTAAAAAAGTAAAAACAGATTGAAAGTCTTTAATGTATCCAAAAAATAATACATTTACTAATGAAACGATACATAAGAAGTATAAAAGAACTTTACTTTGAATAATATTTTTAAACACTTTTCCGTTCAACGCGTTTTTTAATAATTTCATTATAATATAATAAAGGAAATTATTTTATAAATTATCTTCTAATTCATCATA